GCGCCTGAAGCTGGAAGATGCCTTCAAGCAGTGGCCGGCGGCCATGCGTGAGGCCGAGATCCGCGACTGGTGCGAGGAGCACCTGAAGCCGCTGCTGATGAATCTGCCCCAAAATCTCTGGCTGGCCTTCGGTGAGGACTTTGCCCGCCGGATGGACCTCACGGTGATTGTGCCGTTGCTGATCGGGCAGGACCTGGTGCGCCGGACGCCCTTTGTGGTGGAGCTGGCCAACGTGCCGTTTGAGCAGCAGCGCCAGATTCTGCACTACATCCTGGACCGGGTGCCCCGCCTGCAGGGTGGTGACATGGATGCCACCGGTAACGGCGCGTATCTGGCGGAAGTGACCGCTCAGGCCTACGGCGGCCACCGCGTGCAGGAGGTGATGCTGTCTGAATCCTGGTACCGGGAGAACATGCCGCCGCTGAAGGCCGCTTTCGAGGACGGCACGCTGGAGATCCCGGCGGATAGTTACCTGGTGGACGACCTGCGAGCCGTGCAGACCATCAACGGCGTGGCCAAGGTGCCAAACAATTCGCGCAAGGACGGCCGCCATGGTGACTTTGCGATTGCCCTGGCACTGGCCTACGCGGCCAGCCGCAAGGACCCGGCCCCGATTGAATTCACCGCCGCGCCCAGCGTGAAAAGCCGCTGGGACGCCGGCTCAGACAACTGGGCAGATGACGACGATCTGCCCATTCAGGAGACAGGCGCATGGTAGACATCCTTGATCACCGTGGGCTGCCCATGCCCCGCGAAACCAAGCCCGGACCGGCCAGCGAGCCGCAAACCGCCAGTGTTGGCTACCTCTACCGGGAGTTTTCGGACCATCCGAGCCGGGGCCTGACCCCGGCCAAGCTCTCCAGCATCCTGGAAGACGCCGAACAGGGCCGCCTGGACAGCCAGGCCCGCCTGGCCGAGGACATGGAGGAGAAAGACGCCCACCTGTTCGCGGAGCTGAGCAAGCGGCGCCGGGCCCTGCTGGGTCTCAACTGGAACCTCCGCCCGCCGGAGGATGCAACGGCGCAAGAGAAGGAGTGGACCGGCCGCGTGGAGCGGATCCTCCGCAACCTGGACTGGGAAGAGATCGTATACGACGCCTCCGCCGCCATCCTGTACGGCTATGCCTGCCTGGAATACAACTGGGAGCGATCGGAGGGCCAGTGGCGGCTGAAGTCTGCGGATTATCGCCAGCCGGACTGGTTCATGACCCCGGACTTCAACCGGGATCACCTGGTGCTGCGCACCATGGACGGCCGGGGTGAGGAGCTGCGCAAGTGGGGCTGGCTGGTGCATGTGCACAAGGCCAAATCCGGATATCTGGCCCGTGGCGGGCTGGCCCGGATCCTCGCCTGGCCGTACCTGTTCCGCAACTACTCGGCCCGGGATCTGGCGGAGTTTCTGGAGATCCACGGCCTGCCGCTTCGGCTGGGCAAGTACCCGGCTGGCGCCAGCGACACCGAGAAATCCACCCTCATGAAAGCGGTGGTCAACATCGGCCACGCAGCGGCCGGCATCATCCCCCAGGGCATGGAGATCGAGTTCCAGGAAGCGGCGAAGGGCAGCTCCGACCCGTTCATGAGCATGATGCGCTGGGCGGAAGCCAGCATGAGCAAGGCCATTCTCGGTGGCACGCTCACCAGCCAGACCAGCGAAAGCGGGGGCGGGGCCTACGCCCTCGGCCAGGTGCACAACGAAGTGCGCCACGACATCCTGGTCAGCGATGCCCGCCAGATCGCCCGGTCCATCACCCAGCAGCTGGTGGAGCCGCTCACGCGCCTTAACACGCCCATGCGACGGCTGCCGTCGTTTGTGTTCGAGACCGAGCAGCCCGAGGACATCAAGCTCTACGCCGATGCCCTGCCCAAGCTGGGCCGGGCCATGCGGATCCCCGCCAAGTGGGCCCACGAGAAGCTGGGCATCCCCCAGCCCGAGGAAGGCGAGGAGGTGCTGGACTTCTCCGCGCCGGCCCGCCCGGCTCCGGTGGCAGCCACGGCCGCCCTGCGTGCGGAGACCGACAACGGTGGCACCGAAGACTTCCCGGACCTGCAAGCCGTAGACGATGCACTGGACGCGCTGGATTCTGGCGACTTGAATGATGGGATGGTGCCGATACTGGCACCGATCATGAAAGCCGCCGAGAAAGGGCCTGACGTGCTGCTGGGCATGCTCGCGGAGTTGTATCCCGACATGGACACCAGCGGCCTGGAAGAGCGCCTGAGGCGGGCCATGTTTGCCGTAGAGCTTTGGGGAAGTATTGATGGCGACGAAGAATAAGGCGGACCTGCGGGCCGCGTTTAACATGGAGCCTAAGGACGCTGTAGCGTTCTTTCGCGCCAAGGGGTTTCAAATCACGGACCAGTGGCAGGAGATGGACGGCGCGGCGCACGCTAAGGCATTCACCGTGGCCAAGGCCATGCGGATGGACATCCTGGAAGATATCCGAGAAGCCACCGATGCGGCGATCTCGGAAGGGATCACCGAGCGTGAGTTCATCAACCGCCTGACGCCGGTGCTTAAGAAAAAGGGCTGGTGGGGCAAAGAGACCTGGTCGGATGCCCAGGGCAATGAGCGGGAAGTGGAGCTGGGCAGCGTGCATCGACTGAAGACCATCTTCCGCGCCAACACCTCCACCGCGTACATGGCTGGCAGGTACCGGCGGCAGCTGGCGCTGGTGCACGATCGGCCGTACTGGATGTACCAGGCCATCCTGGACTCCCGCACCCGCCCGAGTCACGCAGCCCTGCACAACAAGGTGTTCAGATGGGACGATCCTATCTGGCAGTACATCTACCCGCCCAACGGCTGGGGTTGCCGCTGCACCGTTAGAAATCTCTCCGAGCGGAACCTGCAGCGCGAAGGTCTAACGGTAGAGAACGGCGCAGACTACATTCAGATGGTCAAGCGCGAAACCGGTACCAACATGGAGACCGGCGAGGTGATGACCGTGGACCATCCGGTGATCACCCTGCCGGACGGCCGCACCATGAGCCCGGACGTGGGCTGGGGATACAATCCGGGCGCGAGTGCTTTCGGTACGGACGCTAGCATTGCCAGCAAGATCGGGCAGATCAGCAGCTCAGAGGTACGCGCCCAGGTGATTCGAGATCTCAACAGCAGCGACTTACGTACTGACAACTTCGCCCGCTGGGTGGACCAGGTGGTGGCTGGCGAGACCACCGGCGAGGGCCGCGCCGCCGCCGGACTCCTGCCGGATTCCCTGGCAGACGAAGTACTGCAACGCACCGGCAGCACCCCGGGCCGGCTGTTGGCGCTCTCCGAAGGTGAGATCCTGCGGCGGGACCAGATCCAGAACGGCATCAGCCCCCTAGAGTTCTGGCAGGCTATTCCGCAGCTTCTCAACAATCCGAAGGCAGTCCTGTGGGACACTATGGAGCAAGGTCTAGTCTATGTGACCCGCGTCACCGAGCCGGGAGTGGTGGGTGTCATCCGAGCGGCTTACCCGCTTTCGAGCACCTCTACGGTACCGCTCACCTCCAACTTGAACCCGGTCATCCTGCGCATTGCCGATCTGGCCGACCGTCGTTATGAGTTGCTGGAGGGCACACTGGAGGGTCTTCAGTAGCCATGAGCTTCATCGAGATCACTCACAACAGTGACGAGGTGCTGGAGGCTCTAAACCGCTTGGTACATCGGGTGGATAATCCGACGCCGGCAATGCAGAGGATTGCCGGCGTCCTTGAAGAGGCCACTGAAAGCGCCTTCGCCACCGAATCCGATCCGGCCACCGGCGTGGCGTGGGATCCGCTCTCCGAGGTGACGTTGACTCTGAGACCGTACCGACAGGGTGGTGCTCTGCTGCAGGACAGCGGTCGACTTAGGGGATCCATCTCGACCGACTACGGCCAGGACTTCGCCCAGATCGGCACCAATGTACCCTATGCAACCACTCACCAGTTTGGCGCTCAAAAGGGAGAGTTCGGGCGGTTCAGTCTGGTGAGCACCCGCCAGGTCATATCCATCCCCTGGGGCGACATCCCCGCCCGCCCATTTCTGGGTATCGGCCCGGAGGATGAACGCGATATACTGCAGATCGCTGCCGAGCATCTTGCGGGCGCTTTTGAATGACCGCCTCAGATCGCCTCTAATCGATTCTGACCCTCAAGAGCACCAACGGGGCGCGTAAAATCAGATAGGCATGCTGGCGACGATTCTAACGCGGGTCTAACGCGCAATACTTGAGCCGCTCCACCCCGTAGGGGTATTCTCCCCGTCGCCAGGGTCGATTTTCCTCCCGCGCCTACCTCGGGATCACTGCCCGAATCCATTCGCGTTCCTGCCTGGCGTGCCAGCTACCAAACTGGCCCCATGAAAACATCACCCCGCACTCACATTGCAGCCTGCACCACCCGGCTCCGGAAACCCGGATCGGAGATCCAGCTGTTCCCGGCTGGCCTGTTCCGTGCCCGGGATGGTCGCCCCAATGGGCTGGAAGGCTGGCGCGTTGACGCTGACGCCGCCCGCCAGCTGGTGGCGCTGGCCACCAAGCGCCAGACCCCGTTCGTGATCGACTACGAGCACCAGACCCTCTACGCCGAGACCTCCGGCAATCCGGCCCCGGCCGCTGCCTGGTTCAGCACCTTGGAGTGGCGCGAAGGCGATGGCCTGTATGCGGTGGATGTGGAGTGGACCGAACGAGCGGCCGCGCTGATCACCGGCGACGAGTACCGCTACCTCTCTCCTGTATTCAAGTTTGACCCG